TACCCAAGGTACACAGCAATAGAAGAATAAGATTAGCGAATTACTAGGGGTTTTCAGCCTTAAAAATAGTTGTGTTTTTTCAAAAATAGTACTGGATAATATGTGCTTTTAGAGTGATATATAGTACTACCAAAAGGAAAAACACACCAATTTGAAAGGATGATAACATATGAAAACGCAGAAATTCGGAATTGAAATTGAAATGACAGGCATCACTAGAGAGCAGGCGGGCAAGGTCATTGCCGACTATTTTGGAACGGAAAGCGTCTATGCTGGCGGCTCCTACAGAACCTACGAAGCCAAGGACACCAAAGGCAGAACATGGAAGGCGATGTACGACTCAAGCATCATAGCAGAAAAGAAAGTTGGCGGCTCAAGAACCTCCGCAGGGGATGAATACAAGACCGAAGTGGTCAGCCCGATCCTTACTTACGATGACATCGAGGACTTGCAGGAACTGGTCAGGCAATTAAGGCACAAGGGAGCGATTGTGAACACCTCCTGCGGAATTCACGTACATGTTGGAGCGGAGCAGTTCACACCGCAGACCCTTCGAAACATTGTCAACATCATTGCGAGCAAGGAGGACATCCTTTACAAAGCCTTAAGGATTGACCCAAGACGCCTACGTTACTGCAAAAAGACCAACGAGGAGCTGCTTGAAACTATCAACCGCAGGAAACCAAAGACCATGGCGCAGCTTGCGGATATCTGGTACGCAGAGGACCCAAACGGCAGGGACCGCCATTACAACAGCACACGCTACCACGGCTTGAATCTCCATGCAACCTTCACAAAGGGCACGGTGGAGTTCAGACTTTTCAACTCAACCACCCACGCAGGGGAGATAAAAGCATACATACAGTTTTGCCTTGCGGTTTGCAACCAGGCGTTGACACAGAAGAAGGCTTCCGCAAGAAGAACGGTCACCGACAACGAAAAGTACGCATTCAGGTGCTGGATGCTTCGCTTGGGGCTTATCGGGGACGAGTTCAAGACCTGCAGGCTGCACTTCCTTAAACACCTGGAAGGCAACTCGGCTTGGAGGCAGGTTGCTTGAATGATATAGCCACAGGCGCACCATGGGCGGCAAGACCGCCCTTAAGGTGGTGAAAGGCAATGACAGCCTTTCGGAAAGGAGGATTCTAACATGAAAAGAAAACTTTATATCGCATACGGCAGCAACATGGACACACGCCAGATGGCCTTCCGCTGCCCAACGGCGAAGCTTATAGGAACCTCGGAAGTGGAAGGCTACCGATTGCTCTTTAGGGGTTCGAAAACTGGTGCTTATGCCACCATAGAAAAGGCGGAAGGATGCAAGGTTGCGGTTCTCATTTGGGAAATAGGAGAGACGGATGAAATCAAACTGGACCGCTACGAAGGATTCCCTAGCTTCTACTACAAGAAAGACCTGGCGGTTTCGGTAGATGGAAAACGCAAAAAGGCCATGGTGTACATCATGGATGAACGCAGGCCGCTGGGCGAACCCAGCTATAGATACTATAAGGTGATCGAGGATGCCTACACCAAATTCAACTTTGAAATAGACATTCTGGAAGAGGCTCTTGAGTATACTATTGCGAAGGAGGAAGGTCATGTTTATTAAAAGAGAAACTGTTGAAAATCTCCGAAGGCAGTACCCCGCAGGAACAAGGGTTGAGCTTGTCCGCATGGACGATCCACAGGCGCCGCCGATAGGGACTTGTGGAACAGTGACAGGCGTGGATGATATCGGGAGCATCATGGTCAATTGGGATAGCGGAGGAAGCTTGAACGTGGCTTATGGCGAGGACTTGTGCAGAAAAATCGATGAACAGCTATAGCTTTAAATTTAGAAAGACTTCTTCGGAGGTCTTTTTTTGATGCCATTAAAGCCAATGAGAGGAGGTGGGACTTATGGCACAAAGAGGAAGGAAACCAAAGCCTACCGCCTTGAAGGAGCTCGAAGGCAATCCGGGCGGCAGGCCTCTTAATAAAAACGAACCGAAGCCAAGCAAAAGAGCCCCTCGATGTCCGTCTTGGCTTGAAGAGGAAGCAAAAAAGGAATGGAAGCGCATGGGTAAGCTTTTAGAGCAGATGGGGCTTCTGACCGAGATGGACATGGCGGCCTTCGCTGGGTACTGCCAGGCATACGCCCGCTGGAAAGAGGCAGAGGAATTCATAACACAGCACGGCACGATGATCCGTACTCCGAATGGTTATTTGCAGCAGGTGCCACAAGTATCCATCGCCCAGACCAACCTAAAAATCATGCTGAAGTTCTGCGAACAGTTCGGTCTGACACCATCAGCAAGGAGCAGAATCATTGCAGGTGAAGGTTCAATCAACACTGCCGATGAGATGGAGCAGTTGCTTGGAGGCGGTGAATGATGACATACCAGTACAAGCCTTCGCCCTTTATGCTTGAGACCTCACATTATGATAAGGCAAAAGCAGACAGGGCAGTAGCTTTCATACAGAATCTTTGCCATACCAAAGGCAAGTGGGCAGGAAAGAAGTTTCTGCTTCTTCCTTGGCAGGAGCAAATTGTACGGGACATCTTCGGCATTGTCGGAGAGAACGGTAAACGGCAGTTTCTTACCGCCTATATTGAGATACCGAAGAAACAGGGTAAGTCGGAGCTTGCAGCCGCCATAGCCCTTTACCTTTTATATGCCGACAATGAACCCAGCGCCGAAGTATACGGTGCAGCTTGCGACAGGTCACAGGCTTCCATCGTGTTCGATGTGGCAAAGCAGATGGTGCAGATGTCACCGGCCCTTTTGAAGAGATCGAAGATTACCGCCGCCACTAAGCGTATTGTGAACTATTCCAATGCAGGGTATTACCAGGTGCTTTCGGCAGAGACGGGAACCAAGCATGGTCTTAATGTGTCCGGACTTGTCTTTGACGAAATCCATGCCCAGCCAAACCGTAAACTATACGATGTTCTGACCAAAGGCTCAGGCGATGCACGTGAACAACCGCTGTTCTTCATTATTACTACAGCTGGGAATGACAAAAACAGCATTTGCTACGAATTGCATACAAAAGCACTGGACATCAAGGATGGTCGAAAAAAAGACAATACATTTTATCCCGTTGTATATGGGTTGACAGAACAGGACGATTGGAATGAAGAAGCAAACTGGTACAAAGCCAACCCGTCCCTTGGACACACCATCTCCATTGAACGTGTCCGTGAAGCGTATAAGAATGCACTGGAAAACCCAGCGGAAGAGAATGTGTTTAAGCAGCTTCGTTTGAACATCTGGACTTCGGCAACGGTGTGCTGGATACCGGATCATATCTATAACCGGGGCGAGCTTCCCATCGATATGGATTCCCTTCATGGCAGGGAGTGCTACGGAGGGCTTGACCTTTCAAGCACATCGGATATTACAGCCTTCGTTCTTGTATTCCCTCCACGAACAGAGGATGAGAAGTATATCGTGCTCCCATTCTTCTGGCTGCCGGAGGACACCCTCGATCTGAGATGCCGCCGCGACCATGTGCTTTACGATGTGTGGGAACTACAAGGATATATCCAAACCACCGAAGGCAATGTCGTCCATTATGGCTTCATTGAGAAGTTCATAGAGGAACTGGGTGAAAAATATCATATCAAAGAAATCGCATTTGACCGATGGAACGCCACACAGATGGTGCAGAACCTTGAGGGTATGGGCTTTACAGTAGTGCCTTTCGGCCAGGGCTACAAGGACATGTCTCCTCCGAGCAAAGAGCTATATAAGCTTCTGATGGAAGGAAAAATAAACCATGGCGGGCATCCGGTTCTTAAGTGGATGGCACAGAATGTGGTTATGCACCAGGACCCTGCCGGAAACATCAAGCCGGATAAGGAAAAATCCGTTGAAAAGATAGACGGTATTGTTGCCACTATTATGGCAATTGACCGTTGCATAAGAAATAAGAGCGATGATGGCAGCGTTTACGATGAACGTGGCATCATCGCTTTTTAATACTCAAAGGAGGTGGTTTTTATTAACATACCAATTCTTTCTAAACTTATAAAAGCAAGAGACAAGCCTACCGACTACTACACGGGTTCGGATTACACCTTTTTATTCGGACCAACCACAAGCGGAAAGAGCGTGAATGAGTTTACCGCCATGCAGACCACGGCGGTTTATTCATGTGTGCGTATTTTGTCGGAAGCCCTTGCTTCCCTGCCGCTTCATATTTATCGCTACAAAGCAAACGGCAAGGAGCGGGTTTATGACCATCCGTTATACCACATCCTCCACGATGAGCCTAACAGCGAAATGACCTCCTTTGTATTCAGGGAAACCCTCATGAGCCATCTGCTTATCTGGGGTAACGCCTATGCACAGGTCATCCGTGACGGTGCGGGGCGAGTAGTTGCCCTTTATCCTTTGTTGCCGAACAAGGTGGATGTGGGCAGGGATAAGAACGGCGAGATTTATTACACATACACACGTACTTCGGATGAGAACCCAAACTTCAAGGACTACGGAACAGTGGTATTGAGGAGGCAGGATGTCTTGCACATTCCCGGACTTGGCTTTGACGGCCTGGTAGGTTATTCGCCGATAGCGATGGCGAGAAATGCCGTGGGCATGACCCTTGCCTGTGAGGAATATGGCGCCAGCTTCTTTGCCAACGGAGCGAATCCGGGTGGAGTTCTTGAACATCCCGGTGTGCTTAAGGACCCTAAAAAGGTTCGTGACTCCTGGAATGAGGTGTATCGAGGTACAACCAATGCCCACAAGGTAGCCGTGCTTGAAGAAGGGATGAAGTATCAGCAGATTGGTATTCCGCCAGAAGAAGCACAGTTTCTTGAAACACGCAAATTTCAGATCAACGAGATTGCAAGGCTTTACCGAATCCCTCCACACATGGTGGGTGACCTTGAGAAATCAAGCTTCTCCAACATCGAGCAGCAGTCCCTTGAGTTTGTGAAGTACACACTTGATCCGTGGGTTATCCGATGGGAGCAGGCTCTGCAACGTTCTTTGTTACTGCCAAGGGAGAAGAACGAATATTTCATAAAGCTGAATGTGGACGGGCTGCTCCGTGGCGATTACCAGAGCCGTATGAACGGCTACTCGGTAGGCAGACAAAATGGCTGGCTTTCAGCAAATGACATCCGCGAGATGGAGGATATGAACCAAATCCCGGATGAAGAAGGAGGCAATCTTTATCTGATAAACGGCAACATGACAAAGCTGAAAGATGCCGGAGCCTTTGCCAATAAGAATCAGCCTGCATCGGACGGTGCTACAAATACAGGAAGAAAGTGAGGTTAACAGATGAAACGTAAATTTTGGAACTGGGTCAGAAATGATGCCGGAAGAACCCTGTTTCTCAATGGGGAAATTTCAGACGAAACCTGGTTCGGCGATGAGGTGACTCCTCAGTTGTTCCGGGATGACCTGGAATCATGCCAAGGAGATATTACCGTATGGATCAATTCACCAGGCGGCGATGTTTTTGCCGCTGCACAAATCTACAATATGCTGATGGACTACCAGGGCAATGTGAAAGTTAAGATTGACGGACTTGCTGCTTCAGCGGCTTCGGTAATAGCGATGGCTGGCACGGAGGTTTTGATGTCTCCAGTGGCAATGATGATGATCCACAACCCTATGACGGTTGCCATCGGCGATTCCAGTGAGATGCAGAAAGCAAGCGAGATGCTCGCCGAAGTTAAGGAAAGCATTATGAACGCCTATGAAATCAAGACAGGACTTTCAAGGTCCAAGATTTCGCATTTGATGGATGCCGAGTCCTGGTTCAATGCCAAGAAGGCAGTGGAACTAGGCTTTGCAGATAAAATTCTGTTTGACAGCGATGAGGAGGATGAACAGAACGAGCCTTTGGAAGCCATGATGTTTTCACGTACAGCGGTGACCAATTCCCTGCTCTCAAAACTTATCCCGCCTAAGCCGGAGAACAAAACACCTATTGAGCAGCTCGAAAAAAGACTGAGCCTTCTGGCTCACTAATTAAGGAGGATAACTTATATGAACACTATTCTTGAACTGAGAGAGAAACGTGCAAAAGCATGGGAATCCGCAAAGGGATTTCTGGACAGCAAAAGAGGTACGGACGGCTTACTCTCTGCCGCAGATACCGCAACCTATGACAAAATGGAAGCCGATGTTGTGAACCTTGGCAAAGAAATCGAGCGTCTGGAACGCCAGGCTGCTATCGATGCAGAACTTTCCCGACCTACTGCATCTCCAATTACCAATCAGCCTGGAGCAAACCCTGCTGGCGAGATGAAGAAAGGCCGTGCAGCAGATGCTTATAAACAGGCTTTCTGGAAAGCCATGAGAAACAAGAACTATTACGATGTACAAAACGCGCTTCAGATAGGAACGGATTCTGAGGGAGGTTACCTCGTACCTGATGAATTTGAAAGAACGCTTATTGAAAGCCTGCAGGAAGAGAATCTCTTCAGAACGATGGCCAAGGTCATCACCACTTCTTCAGGCGATAGGAAAATCCCGGTGGTCGCTTCCAAGGGAACGGCATCATGGGTAGATGAGGAAGCACCTATTCCGGAATCGGACGATGCTTTCGGGCTGGTTTCAATCGGCGCCTACAAGTTAGCCACTATGATTAAGGTTTCAGAAGAACTCCTTAATGATAGTGTTTTTAATTTGGAGAGCTATATCGCAAGGGAATTTGCAAGAAGAATCGGAGCCAAGGAAGAGGAAGCCTTCTTTATTGGAGACGGTACCGGAAAACCTACCGGGATTTTCAATGCAACCGGAGGAGCAGAACTGGGCATCACCGCGGCTTCTGCAACAGCCATTACTGTAGATGAGGTCATGGATCTTTTCTATAGCTTGAAGTCGCCTTACAGGAAAAATGCTGTGTTTGTAATGAACGATGCAACGGTAAAGGCAATCAGAAAACTGAAGGATGGTAACGGACAGTACATTTGGCAGCCTTCCATCCAGGCAGGGCAGCCGGATACCATACTCAACAGGCCGGTCAAGACTTCTGCTTTTGTTCCTACAATAGCTTCCGCCGCCAAGACTATAGCCTTCGGAGACTTTGGCTACTACTGGGTAGCGGATAGGCAAGGTAGGTCATTCCAGAGACTGAACGAGCTCTATGCTGCAACCGGTCAAGTGGGATTCAAAGCAACCCAGAGAGTTGACGGCAAACTGATCCTGCCTGAAGCCATCAAGGTGCTTCAGCAGAAAGCGTAGGTGAAAGACTATGAGTAACGTTAAAAACTATACTGAACAAGGTGGAGAGAAAACCGTTATCGGTGGAACGCTTGAGATTGCGGAGGGTGGCCAGGTTATCGGGCTGCCCTCCGATTTTACACCTGCCGCGTTTCAGGCGGACAGCGTTGCAACCACAATTGCAGGACTGGTCGTTGATTTTAATGCACTGCTTGCAAAGCTTAAAGCGGCAGGGCTTATGGCTTCTGAATAATGAGGGGAGGTGGGCGTATTGATCGTTACACTCGAAGAAGCAAAACTGTATTTGAAGGTTGATGGTGATGAGGACAATACGTTCATCACCTCCTGCATCAATGCTGCGGAGGAGCTTTGCGAGGACATCCTACGTTTCCCGATTACTGAGTTTATTGAGGTTCCGGAAACAGTGAAGCAGGCGGCACTCTATGCTGTGGGGAATCTGTACGAGCAGCGTGAAACCTTGGATATGAAGGAAATGCTTGAGCTTATGACGCGGCTGCTGTTCGCCTACCGCAGAGAGGGGTGGTAAGCGTGAGCATCGGGAAGATGAGGCATCGAATCACCTTTCAAAGAATTACTCCGTTGATAAACGAAAACGGCTTTGAGAGCGAGATGCCAGAGGAATACAAAACCGTATGGGCGGCAGTCACGAATCTTCACGGCAAGGAATACTTCGAAGCCAAAGCAGTACAGGCAGAAAATACCGTCAAATTCACCATCCGCTATTTGGCAGGCATCGACCAGACGATGAAGATTCTGTTTCAAGGGAAAGCTTACAACATCACAGCCATTGACAACATCAAGTACCGGAATCGGTATATCGAGATTCAGGCGATGGAGGTGGAGTCAGATGGCTAAGATTGAGCTGGAAGGCATGCAGGAGCTTATCGATAAAGTGAATAAGCTGGAAAGCCGGGGAACAGAGATCAAAAAGAAGGCNCTGGATAAGGCTGGAGCCATGGTCAAAANTAGCATGGAAGANAANNCNCCGAGATCAGAGCTAACTAAAAGACACATGGCNGACAACATCAAGGTGTCGGAGATTGAAAGTGAAGATGGCGTGGACTTTGTCAAGATTGGACCCAACAAGGGAGATAATTCGGAGTTCTTCTATTCAAAGTTCACTGAATGGGGAACATCGAAGATTCCTGCGCAGCATTGGGCTGAGAATTCAGTGTTAGAGAACAAGAAGAAAATCAATGAGGTAATCAAAGAGGAACTGGAAAGGGGGCTTAGTGAGCTTGATTAATAAACTGGTCATCGATACATTGAAGCCCCCTTGGCGTTCCGGTAGGATTTCAGAAATATTCTGGAGCAGATACAACCTACATCACCTTTCATGAATATCTTCAGTCCGGTGAGGAGTTTGAGGAGGATGAGGAAGCCTTCACAGGGCATTATGTTCAAGTGGATATCTGGTCAAAAGCTGATTACACCGCATTAGCCGGTAATATAAAAACACTGCTTATTGCGGCAGGCTTCAAAAGACTGGATGAAGCGGATTTTTACGAATCGGATACGGGTCTCTATCATAAGGGGCTCAAATTTTACTATTTAGAATCAAAGGAGGTCGACTAAATGGCTAGACAAATAGGATTAAGAGACATACACATTGCGCTGCTCACTGACGATGACGATACAGGCGCAACCTATGCGGCGCCAACAAAACTTGAGAGAGCGGTCAGTGCGAAGCTTTCACCTAAAGTGAACTCGGAAAACATCTATTCAGACGATACGGTGGAGGACATCATCGCAGCCTTCGACAGCGTTGATGTGGAAATCGAGCTCAACCAGCTATCCCTTACCAGCAGGGCAACCCTGCAGGGGGCGAAGGTAGTCAAGGGAGTGTTGATAGAGAGCAAGGACGACATCGCACCGACATTGGCACTAGGCTTCAAATCCAAGAAGCACAATGGCAAATACCGCTATGTTTGGCTGCTTAAAGGCAAGTTTGAACTGGCAACAGATGAGTATGACACAGAAGCAGAAAAACCATCGCCGAAAAGTGCAAAACTCAAAGGGACATTCTTTTCCAGAGATTTTGATGGCAACTTCAGATTTATCGCAGATGAAGATGAGACGGGAATTGACCAGACTATTATTGCAGCTTGGTTTACAGCAGTACCGGCAGAGCCAACGCCTGCTATATAGGAAGGGGTGATGATACTTGAAAGCTGCTGAACTGAAGAACAAAGGAATTAAATTCAAACTGGGAGATAAAGAGCATGAGCTTAAGCTCAATTATGTAACACTTTCTGCGAATTGGAGGAAGTCTATGGAGATCTCAACAAAGCCTTTGATGATTTGCAGAGCATGAAGCTTAAAGCGGTCAGGGCGCTTATCTATGCCGCAGTGAAGGTTGAGGATGAAGAAATAACCTTAAAAACCGTAGGGCGAGCAGCTGGGGTTGAATGATTTAGAAAGACTTGGAACAGCTATCAACGAAGCGCTAAGCAAAGCAATGCCGGAGGCGGAGGAAAACCCGGGGGAAGCGAAAGCCACTTAAGTTCTGATACATGGGACTGGGAGTGGCTTTTCTATTTGGGAACCAATCTTCTTCAAATGAGCGAGGAACAGTTCTGGAACAGCACCCCGAAAAAGCTGCAGGCTTTGTTTAAGGTATACAAAACGGTCAACGGCATCGAGGAATCATCGGATTTTGATACCATTGACAACATTCTGTTTTAGGGGAGGTGAGATGAATGGCAAGTGGAAACAACACTGTGGTGGCGAGAGTTGGGCTTGACGACAGCGGCTTTCAAGAAGGCGTCAGCAAGATTCAAAGAAGCCTGAAGGTGGTTCAGAGTGAATTCGCAGCGGCAAGTTCAAAGCTTGGAGACTTTGGGAAGTCCACCGAAGGGCTGAAGCTGAAGGCGGATAGTTTGAGCAGACAGATGGAGCTGCAGAAGGACAAGGTTGCAGCCCTTACGAAAAGCTACCAGGAGAGCGTCGAGAAAAAAGGCGCTGATGCCAAGGCTACCGAGAATCTGAAGATCAAGCTGAACTACGCTAATGCCGAGCTTGGCAAAATGCAGCAGGAACTCAAAGTGACAACGGAGGAACTGAAACTTAAAAGTTCGGCCTGGTACAAGCTTTCCGAGAGTATGGACAAAGCTGGGGAAAAAATGAAGGCGGTAGGGGACAAGATATCCTCCGCTGGAAAGACCCTGTCAACAGCAGTGACCCTTCCTCTTGTTGGAATAGGGACTGCGGCAACCAAGATGGCAATGGATGCTGTGGAATCGGAAAACCTCTTTGAAGTGGCGATGGGAGCTGTGGCAGGTGATGCAAGGAAGTGGTCTGAGGAAACCTCAAAGGCACTCGGGCTGAATGCCTACAACGTCAGAAACAACATGGCCACCTACAATGCCATGCTCACCTCCATGGGGCTTGCATCCGATGAGTCCTTGAAAATGTCAGAGGGACTGACACAATTATCCTATGACATGGCATCCTTTTATAACCTCAAACCAGAGGAAGCCTTCGAGAAACTAAAGTCGGGTATCTCCGGAGAAGCTGAACCGCTGAAGGCACTGGGTATTCTGGTCAATGATACGACTATCAAAACCTATGCCTATGCAAATGGGATTGCCAAGCAGGGTGCAGAACTTACCGAGGCTCAAAAAGTGCAGGCTCGCTACGGCGCTATCATGGAAGCAACGAAAAATGCACAGGGTGACCTTGCAAGAACAATGGATAGCCCGACCAACAAGCTGAGGATAATGAAGGAACAGGCGCAGCAGATCGGGATTCAATTTGGGCAGATATTGATTCCGATACTTGAGAAGCTGATTGCAATCATTAAGCCTTTGATGGATAGATTTCAAGGACTCTCCAAGGAACAGCAGGAACTGATTGTAAAAATTGCTCTGATAGCGGCTGCTGTAGGACCGATTGTCATGGTTATTGGAAAAGTTGTGTCGGTAGTTGGCACCCTTTCATCGGCATTTGGAGCAATATCCGGTGCAATGGCAGCTGCAGGAGGAGCATCAGGTGCAGTGGGTGCGGCAATAGCAGCAATAACCGGGCCAGTCGGCATTGCCATCGCTGCAGTGGCAGGATTCATCGCTATATTTGTACTGCTTTTCAAGAACAATGAGACCTTTAGAAACAGCGTCATCACTGTTTGGAACCAGATTAAGACAATTATGGCTGGCGTGTTCGAGGCAATAAAGGTGCTGATCCAAGCCTTCGTTCAAGTAGTAGGAGCCGTTTGGCAGAAATACGGAGCAGATATCATCGCTGTCATTTCGGCGGCCTTCAATATTATTGCATCGGTTGTAACGACCGCATTGAATATGATANAAAACATCATCCAGATTGTAACAAGCCTCATCAANGGGGATTGGCAGGGCGTTTGGGAAGGCGTAAAGAATCTGACTCAGAACCTGTGGAATGGAATCCAAAGCGTTATAAGCGGAGTGCTGAACCTTATAAAAGGAATTATCTCTGTAGAAACCGGATTTGTGAAGAACACCATCAGCGGAGCTTGGAATACTGTGCAGTCAGTGACCTCAAGCATCTGGCAGGGCATCAAGACTGCGATTGAAACTCCGATCAACGCAGCTAAAAACACAGTCAAAAGCGCGATTGATGCAATCGTAGGTTTCTTTAGGAATATAAAGCTACCAGAAATAAAGATACCTCAGATCAAGCTGCCCCATTTCGAACTCACAGGAAGCTTCAGTTTGATGCCGCCACAGGTGCCGAAGCTTTCAGTCAACTGGTACTCGACAGGTGGAATTTTCTCAAGTCCAAGCGTTATCGGTGTTGGAGAAGCCGGCACTGAGGCAGTTGTTCCGGTAGAAAAGCTCGATGAGCTCATGGCAAAGGCTCTCCAGAAGGTTGGGGTAGGAACTCAGGCAAAGACGGCTGAACAAGGGATTCAGAGCGGCAATGTGACAAACAACTACGATATTACAATAAACAATCCTAAGCCGGAAGCGGCATCTGATAGCACTCGAAGGGCGCTTCTCAGACAATCCTATGGCTTGGGATAATGGGAGGTGAAGCGAAATTTGAAAGGGCAAACATGGCAGTTTAATGGTGTTAGCCTAAATACCAAGGCATGGTCCGTGATAGAAGTTCCGGAAGGAATAGGAACACCTGGGCTGAGAGGCAGCAACCTACAAGTACCGTTCCAAAACGGGAAGAGATGGATAAAAAAGAGATACGATGAAAGAATCGTTATGCTACCAATGTGGATAAGAGGATTTGACCCTTTGACAGGAAAACTGCCGAGCGGTAAAAGAGAAAATGAAGCCTTGTATGAAAACATCGACTACCTGAGTGGTGTATTCGGCAAACGCGGCCAGTTTGTGCTGAAAAGAGTCCTTCCGGATGGTACTGAAAGAGAGGCAATTGCCGAAGTTTATAGACCTGTCAGCTTTGGAAAGACTCAGGCTGGGCACGCCAAGTTCGCAGTGGAATTCATGCTTTCAGATCCCTTCTTCTACGCTTCCCAAACGGCACTTGAAACACAGAACATAACTTCGACAACCCAGGAATGGAGTCACAATAATTCGGGAAATGCGCCGGTTACAGATGCAATCATAACTTTAACCGGGCCGATGGAATCACCAAAGCTTGAATGCTTGGACAGCGATGTGTGGCTTCAGTACCAGGGGAGCATTGGATCAGGAGAAAGTGTGATCATAAATACTGGTGATTTCAAATGTACAAAGGGCAGC